ATGGAAATTTTATTTAGTTCGACCAAACTACAAAAATTGGCTAATGATCACAAAAAATGCCAAAAAGAATTGGGAGCTGTCGGTGCAAAAAGATTCAACATGCGCATGTTGGATTTAAGAGATGCAATTTCTCTCGAGGACCTCAGAAATGCTCCAGGGCGGTTCCATGAATTGAAGGGAAATCGAAAAGGGCAATGGAGTTGCGACTTGGATCATCCATATCGATTAATTTTTGAACCGGTTGAAAAGCCAATCCCAACTGTTGAGTCAGGTGCTTACATCTGGGCTCAAATAAAGAAAATTAAAATAATTGAAATTGTTGACTATCATGACTAAAGAACTTAAAAATCAGTATTTCCCACAGATTGCTTTCCATCCGGGTGAGACTTTAGCTGAAAAGCTGGAAGAACTTAAGATGAGTAACAAAGAATTTGCCATTCGAACCGGTAAACCTGAAAAAACTATTACAGCTATTATCAATGGTGAGAGTTCGGTTACTCCGGATATGGCAGTCATTTTCGAAAATGTACTTAAGATACCCGCTCATTTTTGGATGGCCAAACAACGGCATTTTGATGAATTCAAAGCCCGTGAAAAAAGAAATGAGCTTCTAAAAGACAGTTTTTCGTGGATGAGAAAATTTCCCGTAAACGAGATGATAAAAAAAGGATGGTTCCCCGAGGTCAAAACTACAGAGGGTAAAACAGCCGCCCTGCTTAATTTTTTTGCGGTTTCATCGAAATCTGCGTGGGAAAACTACTATCTGAATCAAGAACTCAAAATTGCATTTAGAATTTCGCTTTCTCATTCGAAGGAACCATACGCTATTTCAGCCTGGTTACGAAAAGGAGAGATAGAAGCAGAAAAGTTGCCATCATTCGAGTTTTCATCAGGAAAATTGAAATCAACACTCCCGGAATTAAAAAAACTAATGGCAGATCACCCCGACGACTTTTTCGATAAATTAAGAGAGTTGTTACTCTCCTCAGGTGTTAAACTGGTCTGCACTCCTTGTTTGCCAAAAGCTCCGATAAATGGTGCGACCCGATGGTTGGCTGGAGATACTCCATTAATTCAAATATCGGGCAGGTATAAAAGAAATGATATTTTTTGGTTTACGATTTTCCATGAAATTGGACATATTCTGCTCCATGGGAAAAAGGATATTTTCCTGGAGAATACCGATTTTCAGGATAAAGAGAAAGAGGAAGAAGCAGACAATTTTGCTATAAAATGGACGCTGACAAAAGAGCAGGAGAAAGAAGTCCTCGCCGATTTACCTCTAACAACTGGGAAAATTTGTGAATATGCCGTAAAATTTGGCACTCATCCTGCAATCATTGTTGGTCGCCTGCAACACGAAGGATTTATCAACCATAATGTTGGTGCAAATTTAATTGTACCGATACATATTGGACAAATATAAAACCTGACAAAATCAAGAGAAAGAAAAAATGCCGGCTCCGGAAATTAAATTTTGGGATGAAATCAAAAAGAACGAAAAATTGACGGGCATTCGTTGTCTGAAGATAGATAGAGATGAAGTTTAAGCTTTAAAGAATAAGGATTCAGTTTTTTGCTTTTGACATTTGATTTTTGAATACGGTGTCGACTTCATTAAGAGTTGGAAGTTTGGATGAAAAGCCATCCAATTGTATCTGTCTGCAGAGCAATTTCCTGCCCGTCGTTTATCTAAATTTTTACAGTGTGATTGTAAGTATCCAGCTCATCCTGCAGGTCATTGATTTGCCCTGTAAGCGAATCAATTTCCTTCTGGACAAAAATACTGTCCATTTGGGCTGATCTGATCTCTTCCTGGCTTGTTCCGTCAAACCGGTTCTTGACAAAAGATCTTCCCTCGAATGTGTCCACTTCTTTCAAAAATGACACTATTGCCTTCAACTCGCTCAGTCTAAAAATTTTATTAGCCACAGAGCTGTTCAACCGGGCTATATCTGTTTTAATTTCTATAAGTTTATTGGTCAGCTCCAACAGATCAGCATACTGTTTGCGTACATCCCATTTGCTCACATTATTATTTTGAACAATGTTTTCGGATTCTATCCTCCTTTTCACATCATTTATTTTTGTGATGATGGTGTTTTTTTCTTTCAGCAATTTTGCAAGTGTTTTCATCTTGGTTCCTGTAATATTTTGTTTTTACCAACTGCGTTCCCGCTTAAAACTTATTCCTTTGAAGTATGTGGCAGGTTCCGGACTGCCCGGCTACCGTCATCTGAATTAGTAGAGTAAAATTAAATTGAGTTTTCCGGAAATCCTCCAATAAATCACTTTATTTTAATAAATATATGTAAGGTTTTTGATACAGCGAAGAGGGTATGCTTGATAGATTCTTTTTGAACGGAGATTGGATACCCTTAAATGCTGTCGAGATAGCTGAAGCAGGCGAAGGTTTTGTTGTTGTAAAGGTAAACGAAGGCACCGAATATCTGAACCTGCTGGCTCCCGAAAAGGGAGAGCAAATTATTAAGTCCGGCAAGTAATCACCCGATTTAAAAACAAAAAACCCTGCAACAATTTATATAATAAAGAGTTACAGGGTTTTTTCGGGTGGAGATAAGGGGAGTCGAACCCCTGACCTCTTGAATGCCATTCAAGCGAATAACCCATACAGCTTAACAACTTAACTGTTACTGTGCTATTTTTGTGCTAATATTTTGATGTAACATAAGGTACATCATAATGAAACTTTCAAAGCGTGCATCAAATGGAATGTATTATATAACCTACATTCAGGATGGTAAGCAAGTAAGATTTTCAACAAAAACATCTAATCAAAAAATTGCCAATGAAATATTTAAAAAATTTCAGACTGGTAATTATATACCAACCGTTGAATTAAAAAAGGAATCCGTAACTACTAAAAAAAATACAGTTCATTATTTGGTGTTTCAGTATCTGAAATATGCTGAAAAACATTTCACCAGTGAAACAATGGTATCTGTAAAATCTCATATGAAAACCTTATTAAATAAGACTCCCCAAAATATGGATATAACTGATTTAACCTTTCAAAAACTGAATGAGATTGTAAATAATCAGTGTTCACCATATCAATCCCTTTTATGCAGGAATTATCTGAACATGCTTTTTAACTGGTTAATCGACAATGGATATTTTACTGGTGTTAATCCAGTTGCTAAAATTAAAAAACCAAAGATAGTTCAAAAGTTACCTTGTTATATTGGTGTGCCTGAACTTGAATTAATCTTGAATGAAACTAAAAATCTAAATTTTGATATTAGATCATTAACATTTGATATCACTCTTTTTGCATTTTACACAGGAATGCGACTTAATGAAATTACATCATTGCAGTGGAATCAAGTTAATTTTGATACTGGAACAATTAAACTCGATAACCAGACTTCAAAAACAAAGAGTGGTAAGGTTAGAGTAATACCGATTTCATCTAAAATTTTACCAATGTTACTACATCGGTATGAAAATAGATCACTGGATACCATGGTATTTAATCATTCATTTAGCACTAAAAATTTTAATGACCTTATATCTAAAAATTTTAAAAAGTGCATCAAAAGACTTCCCCAACTGAATCAAAAAATACATTTTCATACCCTTAGACATAGCTTTGCATCCCAACTAATATTACATAATGTAAATCTGCTGGTAGTAAGTAAGTTGATGGGTCACAGTAAACTTTCAACAACTTTAGTATATGCACATGTACAAGATAATTTGTTAACCGATGCAATAAACACACTATAAACTCTGAAAGGATATAATTATATGTAAAAAAGGAATTTCATATGAATAACAATAAAATTGCCATGATAATAATGGCTGTGTTAACCGTACTAATTGTTTGTTATTTTATATTCAAACCAGTTGATAAACCTGAAACAGTTTACATTAAGGGAAAAGATTCAGTAGTAACCAAATCAGATACTGTAATCCAGTTCGTACCTAAATTTATCGTAACGGAAAAAATCATTAGTGACACCGTACATATTACCCACTTCCAAACTGATTCCAGCATTGTCCGTGATACTGTGATACAAAATATGGATACAGTAATTGCCACTATTACCACCTATCCAAAGGTAGATAGTTTGAAATATAATTTGGATTTACGATTATCTGAAAGATTAACTACTATCCATGATAGTATCTGGATCACTAGAGTGGATACTGTAAAAACTTATAAAAACACACAGGATTGGTGGGATACATATATTGTTGGAACATTAACCACAGTAATTATTGCTGTAATTGCATTTTTTGGATTAAAATAGTAATTTTGTTATTTTAGTCAAAAAAAATGACTTCGTAGGAAGCCCTACAACGAACGATCTTTTTTTAGACATAGTAAACCATGCCTAAAATATGTGTGTCTTTTAGGATTGTTCCTATGCAATCTGGGTGGATTTTAAGATAAAAATATTAAAAGTACAACTATAAATTATCTATGTTTTATGTAAATATATAAAAGGTTAAAAATAAGATAATAATCTTATAAAAAATAAAAAGCACACCTTAAAATTAATTAAAATGTGCCTTTTGAGGGATTTAAAATATTTGAACTAAATCTAAAGTTGTTTGATTTTTTTCCACATCAATTTTTAACATCCTGCAACGATATGTGTAAGTATCCAGTTCTCTTGCAATTGTATAATAATCCATATAGTCCCAGTCTATACCATTAACTGTAATTACTGTATTCCGTCGGTTCGTTAGTACATTAGATGCAATTGGCTCTGTTAGGACATCCGCAAGATTACCAAATGCACTTCCACCATCCACACTAAATTCCGTAATTATGTAATTGGCATTATATCTTATGTCTCCGGGATAACCACCAACATAATTACCACCTGCATAGATATTGTGGACATTAAGTGTTTCCACCTGTGAACTGTTTGCAATAGTTCCATCTGCATTATAAGTAACAATGCCCTCTGTGTAGGTGTTATCTAAAAGCCATGTTGTACCGTTCCAACTCCATACTTTTACCACCAATCCATCTTTTCCTAAAATAGTTCTCGTATAATGATCTATTGTCTGTTCTCTTGTAATTGAAGTTGTAGTTTTCCCAGATATTTTCCAACGAGACTGTAAATAATATTTATTTTCCAGTCCAACTGTAAATATTAATCCTAATTCCTTTGCAAGATTTTTTAGTGTATCACCTAACTGTGCAGGAGCATTATTTGCATATCCTGTGCTAAACCAATAAGGATTTACGGTTGTTAAGTAACTCGTAAATGTTGTATTATTATATCCATCAACTGTGCTATAAAAAAATCCACCTAAACCATCATCATATCGACCTATAATATTTTCATCAACAATTAGTGTGTTATAATGCGGACTAAGATTTTGATACTCAAAAAATTTATCGTAATAATACCATATAAAGTAATTGTTTGTCATCGGAGCAGTTGAACTTATATTAAAACCAAGTGGATTAGTTTTTGAATCCGTTGATTTTGTTATAAATGATGCAAAAGACACATTTATTTTAATACTATAATTATATGGATTAATTTCCGTCTGCACTGGGTCTACATATCCTTTAAAATATGTTGAACCATCCTTTGTTATAGTTACTTCGGTGGTATAGATCGTAAAAAGGTTAAAAAACAAATTTAAATTTTGTTCAGTTAATGGTCTGATTGCAATCTCCAAATCCACATTTGGTGGTAAATTAAAACTTTCATCTAAGTCACTCTGTGAACCAATAGAGAACTCACCTAATTTTAGTAACACACAATCTGAATAAGTTGCAGATGTTGGGGAATTAGATACTAAACTAATAGACCAGTCCCCTGTTGCAAGATGTCTGGGTGTAATATTTACTGTTACTGCCATATTTTTATATTCCTAACCTTCCCTGTAATTGTGTATTCCTTTCCACAGCCACAATTAAATCATTTCCTTTAATTTTCAAATGTCCAATTAAACCACCCTGATTTGCATTATAATTTGTGACTTGATTAATTAATTGCTTTGAATAGCTCATAAAATCTCTCTGTGGAGCAATTATTTCCGCACCAGCCTCACCCACGAGTCCTAAAGTAGGTTTAGATACTAATCCACCTTTTGCATATGCAGGAACTTCCACAGATGCAATTGTTGCAACATTTGCCAATCCAGATGCAATTACCGCAGCAGCTTGTATTTCTCCCCACGGTGGAAGTAATAACAGTGCTTTTGTAGCAGCAGTATAAGTATCCATTATTACCTGTGCTATAGCAAATGCTTTATATGCCAGTGTATGCTTTGCGAATAATTGCCCTATACTACTTAGTGCATTAGATATAATTCCAATTTTTGCATCCTGTGTTTGCTGTTCTATGTCTTTACTGGCATTTGCATAATTTTCATCGTACAATAATTTAGTTTCCAGATAAGACTTGTAACTATCTGCCTTTAATTTATCTATACTTAATATTGCACTATTATCTGGACTTAATCCACTATCCAACAATCTTTGTTTTTCAGCATTTAGTTCACCTTCCAATTTTAACCAATCTGTGCCTAAACTTTCCATCGCTTTTGTATATTTTGAAAAATTGGATTTTTGTTGATTTGCTAATGCATCAAAAATTGACAATTCGTATTTTGGATTTTCATCTCTCTGCATTTGTGCAGATTTAATAAAATTATCTGCTTTATTTTTTAATTGGATTTCATGAACCTTGTTAATAACATCCGCTGGAATTCCAAATATTTTTGACAAATCATCCTGTGAACCAAATCCACCTAATAATGTCCTACCAAAAATGTTATCATTATATTTTTTGAATTCATTTGTTAAATTTTTTAACTCTTCATTATTTTTTAGTATTTCATTGTAAGTTGAATTTTGTTGACTTGAATCTAATTGACCAAATTGTTCGGAATTTGAATATTGTGACATATAAGTTCTTTTGCGTTCCAAATAGTCTCTATACTGTTGTAATCGCTGTAACAATGTAGCATTTTCATTTTCAACTTGCCACTTAGACCAGTCTTTTTCAATCTGTTCCAGTGCATCTTTTTTAGCTTCCTCAAATAATTTTAGTTCATCGATTGCCTCTTTTTTAGCCCCTGCATTTGGAGTGGGAGTGGTTGTTGTTTTTTCATTTTCAGTAGCAGTCCCACCAGTAGTCCAAGTAAATGAGTCCATACCATAAGATGTTGTACCTAGTGCAGTATTTACAAGTTGATTTTTAAACTGTCTTAACTCTTCATCGAGTTTACTGAACATACTTTTTATTTTATTAAATGGGTCATCAAATACTTTTGAAGTTTCTAATGCTGCTTTTTCAAATTGACCAGTTATAGCATAAAATAATGCTTTACCCATAGTACCAATAGCAGATATCAAATCCCAGACAATTGCTATCATAAACCCAAAATGATATCCCATTAATTTTACTGCTTCAACCACTAACATAAAACCAACTGCAATTCCTCTTGCTATAGCCTGTAAAGGAGTTAGTTTATCTTTTAGACTGGTGGATTTCCCACTGGCAGTTTCCATACCGCCACTTAAATCATCTATGGCTGGCATAAGTGCTAAAACTAATTCCTGTGTAAAACCCTTTGCAGCATTAGTTAAAGTTGTAAGTGAATCGTTAAATCTTTCAGCTTTTTTAGCACTTACTGAATCAAAAGTTATCCCCAAATTTTCCGCTTCAATCATCTGTGCTCTTATTGCTTCACTTCCACCATTAAGTAAAGGTATCATGTCTGCACCTGCTTTACCGAATATCTCTGTTGCTAAAGCAGTCTTAGTTGCTCCATCTTCCATTCCTGCAAATGCATCTGCAACATCCATTAATATAGTCTCGTTACTTTTTAATGTACCGTTACTGTCTTTTAGATTTATGTTGAGTTTTTGAAATGCAGGTGAATTACCGTCTACTGATTTTGAAAGTTTGATGAAAGACTTTTCGAGTGTCTCTAATGAAACATCTGATAATTCAGCGGCATATTTTAGTGCAGATAACGATTCAGTTGAAAATCCAGTTTTAGATGACATCTTAGATATTTTATCCATTGTGTCTAAAGTGTCTTTCATTTGTGTACCAAGATATGCAAATGCTGTACCAAGTGCAGCTACACCGAGTGAACCATCTTTAGCCATCTTTTTAATTTCAGACCCGACATTGCCAGCAACTTTTTTAAATTGACTGTCCTCTGCTGTAAATTTATATCTTACTTCATTTTGTGCCATATTAATTTATCCTCTTAATACTATCCCTGTGGGAATACATTTCATTAATAATTTTTTGTTTTTTCAAAATAATCCAGTCATACACTGTTTTATAACAGGTATCTAAAATAAAAGGGATGGCTTTAATGTCACCATCCCCTAAAAAATAGAGTAAACTATTGATATCATCAAATAGAGTTACTTCAAAATTTTCAACTTTATTTGATTTTGTTATTGACTGTATATCAGATGCGACATATTCCATCTCATCATTTAATCTTTTATTTTCTCTTGAAAAGATTTCATCATTTTGTTTTTTTTTGAAATATATTGTGCGAATATGTCTAATAATTCCTCTTCGTCACATTCCATTATGTCTTTAATATCACTTCCATCATCTTCACAGGCGATTGCATTTATGATAAAAGGCATATTTTCTTCCAGTCCGTCTGCATACCAATTTGCAATTTTTTGGCTGGTTTTTAAAGTAATTTTATCTCGTAATTTCATTTTTGTTTCCCTCAAAAATTTAATTTAAAAAAATAGTTGGGTGGGTTTAATCCCACCCTAAATTAATTATAATGTATAGGTATAAGTGTTTGCAACATCTGCATAGCTTATTTGATCCAATGGTATTTTCCCTTTGAAAGTTAATTTCAAAAACCTGTCATCTTCACCAAATGTTGCCATATTTTTTAGTGATAGAACACCAACCTGAAATTCATGTACTTCATGTGCACCAGTTGAATTCCTTTCCTGTATTTTCACCCCAGGAGCAAAATTTGTCTTAACAAGATCATTAAGTGCTTTGTATTTTGTTGGAGATGCATTTAGTATAGTATACTCTGCTGTGGCTTCCAAATAGTCTACCACAGATTTGTTGTATACATTTTTACGACCAACAGTTTTAAGTGTAAATGATCTTTCCTTTATTTCCTCACTTTCAAATGCAACGGTGTAAGCACTTCCTGATGTGGCTTTATATCCGACCATACCAAATGCTGGTGAAAAATATTGTGCAGTTTCAAACTGATAACTTTCAGACAGCCCCAAAGATGAACTGGCAATTAGTGTATTTGTTACCATTGCATCTGTTATTACCGAACCAGATGTAAAATCAAATTTACCCTCTAAAGTAATTTTGGCAACTCTTTCCTGCCCAGTAAAAGTATATTCATAATCAAGTCCTAAATAATTTGAACCTGTTATTTGTAATACACCAGATGTTGACGGAGTTAGAACAGCTTCAACTCTTGTTTCACCTGTTTTAGCATGATTAAGCAAATAGTATCCTAATGGTCTACCGATATTATGTGCAGATGCTTCAATTTTAAATGACTTATACAGTGGAAGTTGACGACCTTTTACATCGTCTACTGTTTCATCATCTATAATTGCACTTCCTGCTGTACGGATGTTCAAATCTATTATATTTGCAGCATTAAGATCACCTTCTGTTACTGCAGCATTCCATATTACAAGTCTTTTTATACCTGCTCTACTGTTATTTATACTCATTTTTATTCCTCTTTTTTAATTTTTATAATAATAAATATTGTTTTTTTAGTTTAACAATGTGTGTCCGGGTCAAATGATTTTTGACGGAAATATGCAGTTAAATTAATGTTCCCAGTTCCAATTATTTTTTCCTCTCGTTCAATTGTAATTTCATTTCCAGATATGAAAAATCTGATAGATGGATATAGTGTTCTTAATGTTTCATAGTTATTGCCTATCATTTTTTCCACATCTAATACAGCATTTCTTAAATATCTCAATGTGTCTGTACCTTTCCGTATCTGTATGATAATATCAAATGATACACTGCCATCTACTGGATATACTAAACTAAAATTTCCTGTGTCTTCAAAATTTTGAAACTTGTCTAAAATATAAACTTGTATTTCACTTTCATTTGCAACATCTGATTGATATTCATTGATGTAATTTCCAATGTTAGTTGCATATCCTGAACCAGTTGTAATTGATTTTAGACTACCTGATATACTGTTGTAAAGTTCCTCTCTAAAATACATTATACACCCCTCAACATGTGTGTGTAAATTCCGTGGTCTTCAACTATAAAATGAACTGTATAATTAGTTCCTCTTACTGTACAGGATGTTCCAACTGCATATTTAGTTTTTGCCATAAAACCTATCTTACTTACAGATGTATCCAATCCAACAAAATTAACAATGTCACTTTCAGTTAATACAATTCCTTTTACAGTTGCTGTATTAATTATAATATCCTCTTCAAATCCTGAATTAAAAAACACATCTATTATATTATTATCAAAATACATTTTAATCTCTCTTACATCTTAATATGAACTGTGGATTCAATCAATTTATTTGCATACTTTTGGTTCAGTTTAGACTGTTCGTACTCATACCGTTTTTTGAAATTTGTTAAATATGAATCTCTTACTTTGTTTTCATCAACTGATTCCACAAATGCAGTAATAGGTGGAGTTTTAGCAACTATTTCAATAGGATATGATGTTTTACCAGTTCGTCTAAATGCCATTTGTCCATCATTTTCATTTTCACTTAAAGTTTTTGGAATAAATGCAGATGGATATATTTTATTAATTTTATAATCTCCGTGACTATATGGTTTCCTGAATTGAACACCTTTTGTATTTTGCTTTGCTCCAAAAAATTTATGACTTAATTTTGTTTTAGTTGATATCCATAATGATGCATTTAATGTGTTTGGATTGCTTTTGCGTATCTTAATATACTTGATGGGAAATGTAAATTGTTGTTCTCTCTTTATTTCCTTAGTTATAAAAGTACGAGTGGAAGTAACTGCTCTGTTAATAGCACTATTTACAGCCTTAGCATGTGCTTTACTCATTTCCTCTACACCTTTTACATGTTCAAAAAGTGTCATTTAATTCCTTTTGCTTCAATCAATCTATCCAATTTTTTGTTAATATCGGACACTTTAATTTCCAATCTTTCCAGTATTACATTATTTTGTGCCGTCTGGATTTCCACCAGTTTTAGTCTCGTTTCATGGTTGCTTAAAACTTCCTTATTTGATTCCAACTTTGCATTTGTTGTAAAATAAAAACCAACTATAATAACCGTTACCGTAATAATCTGAACTGTATATCGCTCCCAAAATGTTTTTACTTTTTCCATCAAAAAATCCTCAATTTAAAATTATTGGGAGCACCGTTGGATGCTCCCATTTATTATTTATTTTACCCTGACTAAGATACAGTTGTACTTTTTGCAAATGCATTGGTATCCAATGTTGCAACATCCATTAAGACCTGTGTAGTAAGAACTACTAAACCTGATCTTGCTTGTGTGTACTCATCAATCACCATTTCAACTCCACCAAACTGTCCAACGAGAACTTTACTAAAGTCTCCAAAAATTACAGTTGATGAACCTATTTGGTTAGATTCAAACACCTTGTAACCAGCCATCATGCCATCTTCGCTTAAAACATAAGTTGGATATCCAGTTTCCTTTGCTCTTGCTTTCAAAGTTGCAGCAGTAGTTGGATTAGCAACAAAATACAAGTTTCCACCAAGTCTGTTTGCAACAGCCACTGTTGATGGGAAACTTAAAGCAGTTGCATAGCTGAAACTTGAACCAGATATACTTGTAATTCCTGCATTAAGCACACCAGTAGGTTGATTGCTGTTTCCTGAGCCATTAAATATTGCATTATCCATACCAACAGCTACTGCACTATTTATGTTTTCCATTAACCATTGGTTTAATGTAGGTGTGGATTGTTTTAACAGTTGAAGTGAATATGATGTAGATGATCCACCTCTTTTTGGTGACAATGTTACCTGTGAACCAGATACATTAGACAGTGCAATTTCACCAGTTTCCCCTACCCAACTGAAAGCAGCAGCAGATGTAACTTTAGGAACGGTAAGGTTAGATGTTAACCCAGGCAGGTATCTTACACCAATCTGTGCACCTAAAGTCTGATTAAATGCATATCCTAAATACTCGTTTGCGTTTACAGTTGCAACAAAATCTGCACCAACATGTCCACCGCCAACAGTCATATTACGATTAGCGAGAACTTGTGCAGGAATGAAGATACCGCTAGTTGTTCTACCAGTTAATTTTTCAATCTCTCTGGACACTTCCAATTCAAATCCTGCATCCACTAATTGACCTTTTACTTTACTCAAAATTGCTTTTGAGATGTCATAAGTTCTTATTTCCTTTGCACTCAATTCAGGTTCAAAATTTTTAGTGTTTACTGGTTTACTCTGTAATCTTTCAATTACTAGATTTTGAAACTGTTCAGTTGAAAGATTCGATCTCTCAGCAAAATTTATATCTGACTCATTCAAACCATATTGTTTTCCTAAGTCTCTATAGTTTATATTTTCCATTTTTAATTCCTCTTTGATTATTTCAATTTTTGTTATTTTTTGTTCTTTTTTTTCAACTTCCATGCTCCGACCTATTCCCACTGTAATATCAGCAGGGATTGATACGATAGATACTTCATAGGGTGTCCAAGATTTTGCATATAATATGCCGTCTCTATCTTCATACTTATGCACAATGTATCCTAAAGACACAGATGTTAATGTTCCGTCTGCAATCATAGGGAAATACTCACTATTTTGTGAAAATTTTGCTTTCACTCTCAGTTTTCCATCCTCTATATATGCATCCAGTATTTTTCCAACTACTTCATCTGCATCGTGATTGAACACTATATTACCAGCAGTTCTTAATCTTTCCAATTGAACACTTACGGTGTCCATAGTTAAAACTTCCACACCAAACGACATTGATATGGGAGCATCGGATGCAACTGAAAAATCCAGTATGTAATCTTCATCCATTTTAGATTCAATTTGTAGTTCTCTTTTTATTAATTTCATTTAATTATCCCATTTATAATTTAATAATAAATATTATTTATTTAGTTCAGTTTAAATTTTTTTGGTCTATATTTTGTATTAGACCATATTTTTCCATCAATTTTTTTTCATTTGCAACTTTTTGAAAATGATCTTCAAGATCAATCCCTTTTTTTGCTAATACATCTGTGAGTGTAGTCATATTATTATTCAGTGCATTTATATCTGCATTTATATCATCTATTGGGTTGACATACTCAAAGCTCTTTGGAATCCATTCATAATTTTTAAATTTATCCAATTTTTGAAATGGAAGTGGACTTAATGAATTTGATGCAAGTGCACTAACTAACCATCTTTCAAAGACTGGATTATAAAACTTTTCAGTTAGCAATGTCTGTAATTTCCTGTATGAATCTCTTTCCAAATCCACACCGATACGACCTGAACTGTAACTAAAATCACTCAAATCCATTGTTAAACTACCGTAACTAACACCTAATGCAGTTGCAATGCTCCGTAACATATGTTTTATAAATGCATCTATACTTGCATCTGGAAATGCTGGATTAAATTGTTCAAAGCTATAACCCTCTGGGAGCACTTCAATTTCACCCGGCTCAACCGATTTAACAAAATTACCGTTAAAGTCCGTTTGTGCTCCTGTATATTCAGCCACAGATGCTCCTGCTTTTGTTATGAATCCCATCTTAGATGCTGCCACTCTAATATTGGTTAGACTTGCTTCGTCAATTGAGTTCAACATCCTTAGTCTATGTATAGCAGATGCCATCCAACTATATCCCCTGCCTTGTGATACTCTATTTTTTTTAAAAATATGGAGCATGTTTGCCATAGGAATACGAACATATTCAGTGGGACAATTTAAATGTTCTCTGTTTGCATCTGGTGGAAAAATTGAAACATATACTGCAACTGGAGCATGATATCTATTATATTCAATTCCGTGACGGATATAACTTCCATTAATTAATGTTTCATTTTTTTGATAATCCACATAATCAGCTTCAATTATTTGTAGCATCATTCCATATGGATTATCATTGCTGGTTACCATGTGAATAAATATTTCACCATCTCGGAGCATTGATCTTAATATAATATTTTGCAGTTCCACCCAACTTGTTTGACCATCCACTGTACAATTTTTTGACCATTTAAAAAAACTATTTTCAATCAGACTGTTTGCATATGTATCTGGTGTACTATCAGCATTTTGAATCCGTAGTTGCAAATTAAAACCTGATTTTCCTATTACATTTTTTTCCATGTTCTCAAAAAATGCAGATGCGTATGCGTTATTAATTTCAAGGTCTCTCGCTTTTGCTCTAAGAGTTGGAACATCGTATTTAAAGTTTCCATCTCCTGTGGAATCCACAATTACTTGCCAATCGCTGTTCAGTTGCTGGTTTTTTAAAAACTCAAAAAAGTTACGCTGGAACATATCTGGTTTTTGTTCAGGCTCTTTAATGAACATTTTCCTAAAATTTTGTATTAATCCCATTATGATCTCCCCCACCTTGTTATAATTTTTTGACCTGTTTTTTGGTATAGACCATTTTCAATTTTTTCCTGTTGTACCAATCTTTTGTATTCCGATCTGAACCTTAACAACTCTCCCAATGGAATATACTGTACCTGTCTACCAGCAATTGCTATACTTGCTTGCTCTTTAGTTGCTCTACTCTCTATTACCGCTTCAATCGCAGATAGTACCTTTTCAGCATGGCTCTGTGTAGTAGTAGTTAATTCCACAATAGTTGCCTCTCCAACTGGATTTGGTATATTGTCTACCACTGCAAATACCTGTACACTTCCTGTTGGGAATGTAGTTGTTGTTGCAGATGGTATGTAAACATTTACACCATTTGCCACCGAACTAAAACTACCTGTGATACTAAAACTACCTGTGATAGGTACTACAAATTGTATGGATGTTGGAATACTATCCAGATTTACTACAAAATTTGTGTCATATCCTCTGTATATTTTAAATGTCATATTATTTTACCTCTTCAATAAATATCTTTTTCACACCATATTCCATGTTCCTATTACTCAATTCCTTTGCTAAAATCGCAAATAAAATTGTAATATCTGTACATGAATAAATTTCATTTGTTGCACATCCATTGTTATCAATGTAAGTGACTTCATACATCTTTTTCATTATGGTTCAGGCTCTGGAATAGGTTCAATTATTACAGGTTTGGGGATATGATTTTCCTCAACTTTTGCAAATACTTCAACATCATAAAATGATGGTAAATTTGTGATAGTTATTCCACCGTTCACCAATTCAAATTCACTTCCATCAACTCGAACTATGTCACCTGTACTATTTGTAATTATCACGCTCTTATTTCCACTATCTATTGTTATCATTATGATACCTTTTTCCTATTGCTAATGTCTATGTTAACTGCTGTTACAGTTTGTGATTTAGGTGAATAATCTCTGAGACAATTCAATATTGATGTGCCATCCTGAAATGTCAATCGCAATATCTCTTCAGTTCCCCCACCTACTGGATATTGAACACCCACTATGGAATTATTGAAAGTGCTTTGTGATATGTTTTCAAATCTGATTATCTGTAATAATGAAATTTGACCAGTAAATTTTTCACCAGCAGATGTATTTGCCGCAATCCTAAATGGTGTTAATTCAGTAACATTATCAATGAATTTACCAACCGATGTAACACTAACACCAGTAGGTACTACACCATTTTTAATGATGTACATTTTATCAGTGGAATTTACCAATGAACATATATTAGTCCATTCATTTGCTGAGTATGATACCTGTGTATTTTCAAATGCTGTGTTTACACCATCCCCTATGTTAAGTCTTACTTTACCTTCAACTCTCGTTTCAACATAATTTTGTCCATCTTGTATTATAATAGTTGAAGTTGCAAGTGAAGTTGCTTTGAACTTTTTAATTATTACTCTATCATATCTTTGTGTAAGTGAAAGTTTGTCAACATAAGCTGATCCAGCCCCACTCAAATACAATTTCAAATCTTGTGATACCTCTGCACTTGTTGCTTCAAAGTTTAATACAAACTTTGTAAATGTTCCAGCCACGATTGACAATGCTGAACTTGTTACACTTTTAGTTCCTAACTGTGCAGTTAGATTAACCATATCTGCTTGTTGAAGTGTTAAAGTAAAATCATCAAGTGTCGTTGTTCCAGCCACAGCAGACCTAACATTAAAAGTAGTTGCAGTAGCAACAAAATAAAATGTCTCTGAAAAATTAGTTGGATATGTTTTTAATATATTTCCACCTTCCATTAATTTTATTGAACCTGATACTGTACCAGATGTTACAACCTTGTAGATTTTTCCAACTGTTAAATATGCTCTATATACACCATTATTACTTGTGGTAATACTAAGACTATTTGCATCTACTTTTGTTACACTTACATCGGTTCCAACCCAACTCGCTGAAGTGAAATCAACTCCACCAACTAAATCACTTGCATATGTTAATGTTGTTGCATCGAGTCTAGCAAATCCTTCCAATGTATATTTTTTACCTGATACACATGATTCAATGTTTGCACTTGTTAATTTTACATGATTTGTTATTGAACTACCAGATATCGAACCACTAATCAATAATGATCCTGAACCTTCATATTTGTCAACAGTTGATAATGATGCTGAGTATGCACCTGAACCTGTCCAGTTTGTTGTACTACCGTTAAAATTCCAGTTATTTGAATGCAGGATTTGTTCCTGATCACGATTAAGATCAAATCCCTGATCAAACTTTACTGATATGTAATCTATAATACAAGCACCAGATGCTGGAGCATCAAACACAATTAATGTTGACTCTGCTGTAAATATTTTTGAAACTGTATTCCATTCACCAAGTGTATCTGGAAGTACAAAATAAGTACCGAGACCTGAACCAAAAGTTAATCCGTCTTCACCAGCCTGATACCTAATTTTGAATTTGTATTTTTGACCTACTATCAAGCCTGAAATAGTTTTAGATGTCCCTTTGTCTGCTGAAATGATAATGGTATTAGTATAGGTTTTTCCAGTAGTTGTACCAGCCCAATTTATACCATCATCTGTCCATCCAGCAATTGCTGAACCTACACTATATAGATCATTTGCAGATGCATTTAATATATTAAGTGGTAAAGCAATTTGTAAATATTCGTCTGATCCATTAAATTCCATAGCATATCCTAAATTACGGTCTATGCTTGTGGCATCATTTCCCTTACGGACATCAACATTCCTACCTGTTAATCCTTGTCTAGGTGTCATTGTCGACTCCTAGTTATACAGTTTCATACGCTAAAACTGCTGATCCAGTGTGAACCTGAATAGTAGTATATCGACCATAAATTATTGTACCACTAGCCCATTGCACTGCACTTCCACTATCTGTACTAGCAAATGCAATTGAACCTGTGATATTGGTGTGACTATATCCATCTGCTCTGGTAAGTGTGTGAAATTTTGTATCATTTACTATCTGAATCGATGTGAATGTTTTCCCTACACTTGCTGTAACAGCCGAATTTGCACTAATAAATTTTGTACCGTTCATAGTTATTTTTCCTCTTCAATTTTTATATTTAAATTTTTTAACATTGCTATCATTTCAGGCTGTGGATGGATGTCGGATTTGTCAAGTCTGTATGAATTATGTGTATAAATCCCAGCAACTTTACGGTGTGCATTTTCACTCAATTCCCACATATCTTTTTCACGATAATCCAACGGAATACCATATATCTTATTCCAATATCGTAGTAATTTTTCCACACTATCAATTTGTGCCTGAGTGTATTTTTGGAAATATTTTTGTCCTCTGAATCCTCTGGGATACTCAACTACCTGATCTTTTGGGACTTCCTGATTAGTCCATGAATAAAACTTTTCCCCTTTTTTAGTTAGGAATCCCCAGTTGCAAATCTCTACACCAATAGTATTTTGACTGTAATCGTAAAATGGCAATCCCCACTTTGCTAATCCGTGTGCCTGTCCGATATGTGCACCCCAAAATTTGGAACTAAATCCCTGCCATATCTTTCCGTCTCCAGCTACAACTACACAAGTTGCAACTCTCTCTGCTGTGCTATTCCAATAATCATATACATTTTTTGCTTGTGCATTTCCTGCTGTGCCATGTAATACAACTGCATTTTTTGCAGTTTCAACTTGCATATATTGGTTCAAAGGCATTGGATATTGTATTATATCTTTTGTTAGGTCTAATGTCATTAATTAATTATCCTCTTTATTATATTAAATAAATATATTATTTTTAGTTTAGATTGTATTTTTTTTTAGTTATACCTTATTTTTTTGTGCAACATTTCCTGCAAAGTATGCACCTGTAATCATTGTTAATCCAGTTGCTACACTTACTAATATTGTACCTGTATCTGGCACTGCATTTAGTAGACAATATATTGTCACACCGATATAAAAAATCAATGAGATTATTAGGATTAAGAACTTCCTTCCATATTTTGCGATCATGTTACCACCTTTTTGCATAAGATTGTCTGTGTAATTTTTGTACTACCTGTTGTTGCTGTGGCTGTGGAACTGCTGTGACCTTTTCAATCATCTTTTCATTTTCAGACTGTTCCAATTCCACATTGCGTTCTCTTTTTTCAGTATTTTCCAAAAGTAGTTTCCAGTTCACATTCAAAGTTTTCAACCCATGCAAGGCATATACCATACAGTCTAAGACTTCATTGTTTGCTTTTTCACTAATCTTTTCATAATACGCCTTTCCCTGTTTGGATTTTACCATACGCTCTGAAAAAAACTGATTAAAAAATCTTTCATCGCATATGTCTTTATGCCAATGTATTACACCGCCACCAGACTTTTTCAATATCTTTGCTCTCTGATACAGCATAGTTTTTGCACTAATTGTGCCTACAAAATACAATGGTACTCTGTAACGGTTTTTAAAACTGGGTCTGTAATCGCATACACTCCGTATGTTATCGCCTGAACCTTTAATTGGGTATACTTTATTGTGAATGTTGTTTTTGCAAAATTGATATACTGCATCCGTATTATGTCCACCAGAGTCTATGTTTGTTATCGTAATATTGCGTTCAATAATATATTTTTCCACATCTGTCCAAAATTCAGGTAGGCTGGGATTCCCAGGAAATATAGGTCTATCAAGTATCCAACTCTCTTCATTATTATCCCAACCAACTAATACACCTTCCACTCGTGAATCTTGTGTGTCCAAACCTAATGTTGTAATTACATAGTCTTTTGTATCCCTACTGAACTCTTCAACTCTTGTTAATATCTCTGGTATATCAACATCTGAACTGTAATCCTCTTCCCAAGGCAATGCAAGAGTAGTATTACGGAATACTTGTATCTTAGAGTAGTCACCTGCCTTTGCTAATTCATTAGCCTCAACAAATCTTTTTACTATGTCATCCCAACTTGAAAATGGTGAATACAACTCATTTATATGGAATCCAACAGATTTTTTTGTATTAGATGCAACCCATTTTCCCTTTTCCACCATTTCATTTTTATGTTTTTCATAGATTTTAGTGGAGCAATTAGGACATATATAATGTATATCGTCTGTGTTTCCATCTGTTTCAGTCCATCGCATTTGCTTAAAATCTAAAGGCTGGAAGTGTCCACAATTAACACATGGTACATGGAAATATTGTTGATTTGTATTTTGGAATTCATGCCAGATTTTTGAAGTTTCAATGTTCGCTGGTGAACTTGCCATTATAATTTTACGATTCCTTGCATATGTCTTAGTTCTCTGGGATGCAATTTGAACTGGATCACCTTCCACATTATCGGAATACCTATCCACTTCATCGAGTATGAGATACCTAATTGCAGCAGATGCGAGACCCCCAGGTGAATTACTACCAACATGAGTAATTGAACCACCAGCATACTCGACATAGTCGAGCGTATTACCAGCTTTCCTTGAATCCATATCCACTGTACCAGCAAGAACTGGCATATCTCGTAGCATACTACGAAATCTTGTTTTCACATATTTTGTTGCCATTTTCAAACTATAATGAACATACAATGTTGGGGATGGGTCTTCCACTATTTGATAAATTAAAAAGTTTGACAGGATTTGTGATTTTCCAATTTGACTACTGGCTACTATTACAACTTGTCGATTCAATGGGTCACTTATGGAATCTAATATATCTCTCTGAAAACTAATGCATTGAAATTGACCTGTTTCAGCAGCATACGCAGATGAAAGAACAATGTTTTCCTCACTCCATTTTGAAAGTGGAATGGTTTTTTTAGTCTGGATATCCTTTATTTTATTAAAAAAATATTGGTCAAATTTTTCATTTCCCCTGAACATTATCAATATCCCGTAATAGTTTTTCAATTTCAACAGCAATAATGTCTTTTGCAATTACCTCAATTTCCATCTCTGATCTGTTATCAGTTTTTTTTGAAATTTTGCGTGGCAATTGCTCTAAGGTTTGCTTAATTTTTTGTGTGATTTTTTGAATTGTATCTTTTATGTGATCAATTTCAACCAGTTCATTTTCCTGTTCTCTTATACTAAGTTCCAATTTTTTAGATTGTAATTCCAACAGTCTTAATTTTGCATCTGTGGTTGTATTAGCTTTAGTCGTTCCGTTTTTTTGAAAAAAATGAATGCACTCTAACAGGTTGTATTTTTTAGTAGGCTGTATTTTTGGAAAGTCTGAATTTGTCTGGATTAATTTTTCAATAGTCTGCAATGAGATTTTGAAAATTACTTTCATATCCTGTTTAGTTATTTCAATTTCATTGTATTTCATATCATTTACACTTTCACTATTTTTCAATCTCATCTAATTTTAGTTTTGGCGAACAGCCTACAGCGTATATGTGCCAACTGTAGGAGTACCTTGCTCTAATTGCCCCATATAACGCATAGGAAAGGCACTGTAACGATTAAATCTTTTAGGCATATCATATATCCTCTTTGAGTCTGTTCGTGCTCTGGTGACGCTCTAATGCGTTCATTAATATGTATGCTTTGATTTATTTTTTATTTGCACTATTTGCCTTTCCTACTATTTTCATATAAATATAAAATTTATAGTTCAGTCTCATTTATTTTTCCTGCATATATCTTTGCCACTATATCTGTCTTATGTTTGCATTTATATATCTTCAAATGTTGTAATGTAATTTTCCTGTATATCCTGTTGTACTCTTCAATCGTCTTATCTATTGTTAATCCATTTGCCCAAATCTTTTCATTGTTATCTTGTTTCATTATCTATCTCCGCTTTAATTTGTTGAATCATTGCATTCATTTTAATTTGCTTTGCTATGTTGTACTCTGCTGTATTATTGTGGTGGCATACTACTACACCATCTAATGCATTAAGTATATCCCAATCCACACACATAAAGTTGGCATTGCTATCTGGGTTATCATGGATAGTATATTTGAATCGATCATTATATAATGCCTCTTTTAACTTTGATACATTTACTAATCCTACATTCCATATCTTATCATATGCCACTCTACAATGCAGATAATAATCTGCTTCAATATCCTTAATCTCTCCCCATTCATTAGTGAATCTATTATTCATATATTCAATAGTGAAGTGATTATAATCCATATCTTGTATGGTTTTTATCTGGAATGTCTTTGATAGATTTATAGATTTATGTTGGTATGTTATAGTTGCATCAATATGTTTTTCAATATCAGTTGGGTTGTTACTGTGAAGTGTGCAGATTACATTATCGTATTTGTACATTATATTATCTTGTATCCATTGCAATGCGACTGGCATATATCTATTAGATATGTCCATTTGGGTATTGTGCATTAATTTGCGTTGGTTGCCTGTATTATGTATTATTTGCATTTTTGTTCTCCCAATCTTTTCAGCATCTCTTTTATCTCTATTATTGCTAATCTTATTTGTATATCTTTTAAGTTTTTTTCCAATTCCAATATCTTTTCCATATTATATCTCCAATGATTATATGATTTATTAATTACTTATAAATATAAATTTATTTTAAAAATTGACTGGAATTTGTAATATTTTTAACATTTATTTTTAAAATGAAAAAGGCTGGATTAACCAGCCTTAAACAACATGATAAACTATATATGGTACAACATAATAAACTATTTCCTGTGCTTTGTTATAGTATGTCTTTTTATCCCTTTAAATGGATTTTGTTTGGATAACATTTCATAATTTGCAACTGGATCACCTTTCATCCTACCAGCTTGTGCCATTATATCAGTTAGGTAATCAAAGTACTCTGGTGTGGCTTTTGTAACCGTGATTGTGTCTGGTCTTTTTTCATTGTCTTTCCATCCAGATGCAATTTGTTTTTTGTTCCTTTTGCGTGGTATACCAGCTTCATCGAGAGCATCTGTTATTTGCTGTACACCAACTTTATATCTAGCACTTAATTTACCTAAGCTCATTTTTGCTTTATACAATTTTACGATTTCAATTTTATCATTTTCACTTAATTCATTTTTATGATATGGCATATTATTTATTCCTTATTTAATTTAAAAAAAATAAAGCCCAGTTTTTTAGGCTGGGCTTGGATAACAACATGGAAAAATTACATCCAAATAATACGATAGTCTTTTAATATTTCCTGTACTTGTTCATCTGTCATTTCCCAAGTATCATCTTCATCTTCACATTCACATTCACATTCCCACTCTCCATCATCATTCCATATTCCTTCACAATCACATTCATGTTCTTTTGGATTTCCATCATATATGGTATATATATCTGGATATTCATGTGGATATTCATCGTTTTCATATATCTCCACTGAAATACGATAATTCATGTCTGAAAATTTCATGTAAGTACCATCATATATCACATTTCCATCATTTTCAGCTAATACTATTGCCTTTGCAATTTCCTCTTCACTTGTTCCACTGTGTGCACTCTTAACATATAACCTATCCTGTTCAATGCAATGATCTCTTTTAAAATTGCTCCAACAAAAATCTGCTGGATTTTTTAAATTTGGATAAAGAGTATTTCCACCATTTCCATTCAGTTCCCAACATCCATTAATAAAGAACTCTCGAACATCCTCTTCAGGTGCATCTGGATCAATTTTATATTCCATGTATATATTTACCAGTTGTTCATCAATCCACTCACTAAATTCCTCTGAATCAACTAACTCTTGCTGTGTTTCAAATTGTACCATTTTATTCAGTTTGTTGCTCCAAACTTCAATTTTCATATTTTCCATGTTATTACTCCAATCGTTTATGATTAATTATTTTTATTTGCTCCTCTAATATACAAAAAAAATCTGAATTGGGCAAATATTTTTACCTTGTTTTTCATATTAATTTTACTATGTATATTTTTACTAATTATATATCTAATGTTGGATCAAATGATGTATCGTTTATAAAAGACTGATTCAAATACTTGTCAGCATTTGCTTTTAATGTAGCTGTATCTATTTTTCCAACTGGTTTCCAATCCGTATCATCTGGCTCTGTATTTGTTATTATTTTTTTCCTTGCATCTGCACCAAAGGCATCATCTACCATTGCATCTAAATTATCAATCTTTGTATACAATCCATCCCCAAATAAACTAAATGCCTTATCATATAAATTATCATTTAATTTTTGTTGTTCAGTCTTTTCAATAATAGGTGTTATAACATCTATTGCGGAATGAACACTATCATTATTACTATTTATGTTTTCCTGAGCGGAATCATTAATGGCTGTGGATACATTAATACTATCTAATTTATTATTTTCATCTTCAATTTTTAAATTAGCTGTAATATCAGGAAACATTTCATTGTCATCAATTATTTCATTATCGTTTAATTTAATTTTCATATTTTTTTCACTTTCATTATTAGTTAAATTTTCAATTTTAATAGCTGTGGTATCAATTGGTAAATCTCTCATTATTATTTTACTCTCAGCTTTAATTTTTTCAAAAATTACATTGTCAGACTGTGGAACATTTTGCAGAGCTTGCGAAGCAAAATTTTCACTATAAAAAATCGAGCCTTTAGGCGAAGATTTTTTATCAAGTATCCCAGTGGAATTACTATTAAAATTATCACTATTTAAGTTTTCATTATTAGAGTTTTCATTATTTAAGTTATCATTATTAAGTAGCCCAGTTTTTGACCCCTCAATATTTGACCCCTCAATATTTGACCCCTCAATATTTGACCCCTCAATATTTGACCCCTGATTTTTAGCCTGTTTTTCAGGGGTCAATTTTTGACCCCTAACTTTAGTATTTGTAGGGTCAATTTTTGACCCCTGAATTTTATTATTTGTAGGGTCGGTTTTTGACCCCTGAAATGAGATAGCTGAAATTGTATAGTGGTATCTATTATGTCCAGTCTGATCAATTTTCAAATATCCATTTTCAATTAAATTTTGTATTCCATCTTTAACCGTATTTTTTGACATACTTAATTTGCGTGCAATTACTTTTTGATTAGGTGAAAACGATTCATTGTTTGAAAGTAAATACATTAAGATACGGAATGCAGCAGATGTAACATTTGGATTTGTAATTGCTTCATTGTCAGTAGTTGAATAAAATCTTTTTCCAGATTCATATAATTTTGAACTTGAATGTAATTTTATCATTGATGCAGTATTAATAGGATTGTAATTTTTTGCAGTTTCCATGTGGAATCTCCTTTTGTTAAATTGTTAAAATTTCCATCCTGATTTAAATGTGGGAGCTGTTACACTCCCACTTAACAATTTAACCAAGGATGGTATATTAGCCGTCGCTAATACCTTTATAAATAGTATTTTATTTTTCCAAACACTCATTTTAGCACGATTTATTTTTCAATATTTTTAAATTAATTTATAGATGCCATAAATTCAGTATTCAATAATTCAATTCCATTGGATATATAATATTGGATAGTCTTTATTTCCATTTGTATCGCTTGTTGTTTAGTTTCAATCCCTTCAATAATTGGTTCAATTTTAAATATTTCATAAAATGAATTTTTATCAGATACACTTCGAACAAACTCAAAAAACTTTGATTTACGATCTGAACTGAATATAGATGCATAATGACTACTTAATCTACCAGTTAGTCTATAACCAGTTGAACCGATATATACAAAGTCATTAATCGAGTTGGTTATTTTATAAACTGTATAAGTTGCAGATTTCCTTAACATTAAATGTCTATCCCTTGTTGCTGGATCATTATGATATTTTGCTTTAACTCGATTTAGATTAGTCTCTCTAAAATTATTATCATATTTTCGTCTCCATCGTAGGTAATCTATTTTATATTGCCTCTTATCTTCATAGTCTTTATAACATGGTATTTCAGGTATTTCATTTGTATTACTCATTTGAACCACCTGATTTTTGATTGTTCAAAAATGTTTCCACTAATTTTTGAATCAGTGCAGACATAGGAATTAAACTTTCCTGACTGTATAATTTTAATTCATTGATAGTATCCAGTCTCATAGTGATAGTGATATTTTTGGATTTTGATGTGTTTGTTTTCAT